GCGGGCCCCACGCCGCTCGATCCCACCGGCGATGGCTCGTTCCGCGGTCCCGCCGGTGCATGATGGACACGATTACGTTCGTCGTGCCCGGCGATCTCAAGGGCAAGGGTCGCCCGCGTGTCAATCGGTTCTCCGGCTCCGTCTACACGCCAGAGAAGACTCGGATGAAAGAGGGCATCGTCGCCAATTTCGCATACGCGGCGATGAAGGGACGCGCGCCGTTCTCCGGCGCTCTCTCGGTCGAAGTGACCACCATCATGCCGGTGCCGAAATCCTGGTCGCTGAAGCGCAAAGCTGCGGCGCTCAGCGGCGAGGAAAAGCCGGCAAAGAAGCCGGATATCGATAATTGCCTGAAGCTCATTTTCGATGCGATCAACACCGTCGTATTTCAGGACGACTCGCAAATCGTCCAGCTAGTTGCAGAGAAAAAGTACGGAGAAAAGCCGGAGACGATCGTGACCGTCACGGAAATTGGTTTGGGGATTGAGGGTGAGTGAATCGGTGAACGGGAATCTGTGAATGAGCAATCGAATCAAACTCGCTGATATCGACAAGATGGCTGTTGGTGACATTGCCAAACTGCCGATCGACCAACTCGTAATGCTGGTCGAGGACGCTCAAGAACTGGCCGACCAGGCGAAGCGGTACAACGGCTGGCTAAATGGTGCGGTCGCGATCCGGTATGCGGATCGCGCCGCGACAGCTCGGCGTGACGCGGGCAAGGACACCGGCATCGTCCATCTCGCCGATGGCGAATTCGACGTGGAATGCGACCTTCCGAAAAAGGTCGAGTGGGACCAAGACAAGCTGACGGCTGCGTTCGATGCAATGACGCGGTCGGAAGCCGACCACTACTGCAAGGCCACGCTCGAGGTCGCGGAAGCGAAATACAACGCGGCTCCGCCGCATATCAAAGCTCTCCTGACGCCGGCCAGGACCGTCAAGGCCGGCAAGCCCAAGTTCACGCTCGCAAAGAAGGAGTAACATGGCGATCTCTCTTGCCTCCCTGATCCGTACCGGCCAGCAAAAGAAGCCTGCCCGCATCATGGCGCACGGCGTCCAGGGTGTCGGCAAAACCACTTTCGCCGCGGGCGCGCCTAATCCGGTGCTGATCCGGTGCGAAGACGGCACCGGCAAGCTGGATATCGAGGCGTTTCCGTTGGCGCGATCCTATGACGATGTCATGGGTGCCATCACCGCGCTTTACCAGGAAGATCACGCGTTCGGCACAGTCATCGTCGACTCCGCCGATTGGCTCGAGCCGCTGATCTATGCGAAGGCGTGTGAAGACAACAAATGGGGCAACATCGAGGAGCCGGGATACGGCAAGGGCTACATCGCCGCGATGTCGCTATGGCGCCAGTACATCGAAGGACTCAACGCGCTCCGTGACGATAAAGGCATGTGGGTCATTCAAATCGCGCACACCGACATCAAGCGGTTCGAGTCGCCGGATACCGAGGCGTATGACCGCTATGTGATCAAGCTCTACAACAAGGCGTCGGCGCTGCTCCTCGAGCATTCCGATACCGTCCTGTTCGTCAACTATCAGGTCTCGATCCGGGAAACCGCCGAGAAGTTCGGCCAGAAGCGGAAACGCGCCGTCGGCGGCGGTCAGCGCATCGTCTACACCGAGGAACGGCCGGCCTTTGTCGCGAAGAACCGCTACGGCCTTCCGGACAGCATCATCGTCCCGGATGAGAATTGGGCTCCCGTTTGGGAAGCTCTTCACGCCGCCGTCGGCGTGTAGTCATCGACGGCAAGCAACAATCCTGAATCTGGATAGCGAAAGCGAGAACTCAATGGCGCAACTTGGAATGCAATTTGACGCGAATCAGGTCGAGCCGAACGCACCGTTCGAGCCGGTCCTGCCCGACGACTATGTCGTGCAAATCATCAACAGCGAGATGAAGCTGACGAAGGATGGTGCCGGTCAGTACCTCGAGCTGGAGATGGACATCCTCGACGGCGAGTTCAAAGGCCGCAAGGTCTTCGATCGCCTCAACCTGATCAACAACAACCCAAAGACGGTCGAAATCGCTCAGCGGACGCTCTCGGCGATCTGTCACGCTACCGGCGTCATGAACGTGACCGACAGCGAGCAACTTCACTTCCACCCCGTCGTCGTCAAGGTGATCGTGAAGCCGCCGCAGGGGCAGTACAGCGCCTCGAATGAGGTCAAGGGCTACAAGCCAGCAAACGGCGGCGGCCAACAGCCGGCGCAGACAGCTCCGCCGCAGGCTCGGCCGGCGCAACAACAGGCAAAGCCGGCGACGGCACCGCAGCAAGCGGCGAAGCCGACGCAACAGGCAGCGAAACCTGCCGGCAACACGCCGCCGTGGCGGCGCGGTAAGTAGATAAGCCGGGCGGCGGCGCCAAGTTTTCCAGGCGAGACGCCGCCGCCCATCTCCTGATCACCTTTAGGCGACCCGGATACGACAGCCTATGGCTGCGCTCCCTCAGCATCAAGACCCGACGCTACTCGAAGCCGACCGCGTGCTCGAGCGCGAGGAAAACGCGCATGCATCGCGGCCGTACCTCGGCATGTCCGGGCTCGGCGAGGACTGCGAGCGGAAGCTGTGGTACGGGTTCCGCTGGGTCCAGCGCGTGACGTTCTCTGCGGAAACGCACAAGAAATTCATCGACGGTCACCGCACCGAAGACCTGCTTATGCAGCGCATCCGCCGTGTCCCCGGCATCGAAATCCATACCGTCGATCCCGAGACCGGCAAGCAATTCGAGGTCACCGATTTCGGCGGCCATCTCAAGGGCCATCTCGACGGCGCTGCGTACCGACTGCTTCAGGCGCCGAAGATCTGGCACGTCGCCGAGGTCAAGGCGTCGGAAAAGATGGCCGATCTCAACAAGGCCGTGGTGGTGCTCGGCGAGAAGACCGCGCTGCGGCAGTGGAACTTCACCTACTACGTCCAGGCCGTGCTCTACATGAATTACACCGGTATGGAGCGGCACTGGCTGGTCTGCGGGACGCCAGGCGGTCGCGAATGGACCGGTGTGCGGACTGAGGCTGATCCGGCCGAGGCGATCCGCCAGAAGGCCAAAGCCCATCGCGTGATCTTCTCCCAGCATCCGCTGGAACGCATCAGCGACAATCCGGAATTCTACAAATGCCGCTGGTGCTCCTTCAGGGGCGTCTGCCACGACGGCACGCTACCGGAAAGCAATTGCCGGACCTGTCTCCATGTCACGCCAACCGAGGCCGGCGAATGGCACTGCGCCCGCTGGGGCAAGGTTCTGACGGTCGAAGAACAACGCGCCGGCTGCCAGGCGCATCTCTACATCCCGTCGCTGGTTCCGGGCGAGCAAATCGATGCCAGCCCGGAAGGCGAGTGGGTCGAGTACCGGATGCGCGACGGATCGACGTGGCGGGACGGTGCGCAGTGATCACGCTCCGCGACTATCAACGCGAATCCATCGATGCGATCTACAGCCATTTCGAGGCGCGCACTGATAACCCGCTGATCGTGATCCCGACCGGCGGCGGCAAGGCGCCGACGCTTGCGACATTCATTCGCGAGGCGATCGAAGCGTATCCTGGCACCCGCATGCTGTGCCTCGTCCATGTCCGCGAGCTGGTGGCGCAGAACTTTGCGTCGCTGATCCGGGTCTGGCCGGAGGCACCGGCGGGGATTTGCAGCGCCGGGCTGCGACGGAAGGATTTGCGCGACCAGGTCATCGTCGCCTCGATCCAGTCGATTTACAAGCACGCCTATGATCTCCAGCGAATCGATCTCGTCGTCGTCGATGAGGCCCATCTGATCCCGCACAAAGATGAGGGCATGTATCGGCAGCTCTTCACCGATCTGCTCACCATCAACTCGCATATGAAGATCGTTGGGTACACGGCGACGCCGTACCGGATGACATCCGGGCGTCTCGACGAAGGAGAGGGCGCGCTGTTCGGCGCCGTCGCCTACGAAATCGGGATCGCCGAGCTGATCGAACAGGGATGGCTCAATCCGTTGCTGCCGAAGGCGATGAACACCCGGTTCGATGTTTCCGGCGTCCACAGCCGCGGTGGCGAATTCATTGCGTCCGAGCTGGCGGCGGCCGTCGACATCGAAAGCATCACTCGAGCCGCCGTCGACGAAATCGTTGCCTATGGCGCCGATCGGCGGTCCTGGC